CGTATATTGACTGCGGTACTAGTGGTGGTGTTTACGGTCTGGAGCGTGGATACTGTCTTATGGTTGGTGGTGCAAATACTGCAGTATCCACCTGCTCTCCAATCTTTAGGGCTCTCGCACCAGGGATTGGCTCAGCACCAAGAACTGATCCAACAACAAGGGCAACAAGTGCCGAGTATGGTTGGTTACATTGTGGACCACCTGGAGCAGGTCATTTTGTAAAGATGGTCCATAACGGAGTTGAGTATGGAATCATGCAAGCATACGCAGAAGGATTTAATATCCTGCATGAAGCTAATGCTGGGTCAGCTTACGTTAAAGCGGGCGATGCTGAGGTTGCTCCGATGGAGAATCCAGAAGATTATCAATATGATATTGATGTTTCTAAAGTGGCTGAGTGTTGGCGTCGCGGTAGTGTGGTTGGCAGTTGGTTACTCGATCTTACCGCTGATGTTTTACGGAGCGATAGAGAGCTTAGCAAATTCGATGGTGGAGTATCAGACAGTGGTGAGGGTCGTTGGACGGTTCACGCTGCTGTGGATCTTGGCGTACCCGCTCCTGTCATCAGCAGTGCGTTGTGGGCTCGTTTTGAGTCACGCCGTCTTGGTGCTTTCACGGCCAAGGTTCTGAATGGTATGAGAGCAATGTTCGGAGGTCATGATGTCCGATAAAACTCATTGGGTATGTACAAAGTGTGGTGGCAAAGGATGTCAATATTGCAATAAAGGATGGGAAAAAAATGTTAGGTAATTTTCTTATATACATCTGTATTCCATTTGTGTTGACAACACTATATTTTGGAACTAAAGGTGGATATTATGACACAGATAAGTATGATGGTGATGGAACAGCACATAAAGTACTTAAATGAACCACGTCCAACTGTTTGTTAGACATGTCATGCAAACTCCATGGTGCTTAGGTGTCATGGGGTTCTTCTTAGTCTTTGTGCCCATTATTGGTATGCACTTAGTTCACAAGTATGGTTGGGAACACTGGGAACCTTTTGACAAATGGTTTCATAAGTGATACTATATACATATAAGAATACTTTATTTGCATGGGTCACAAGTTTGAGGATTTCCCAGTAATTCCTATCGCACAGTTCCAAGAAAACTTTGATGAATACATGGAGGACATTGAAGAAAATAAGTCCTCATATATTATTGAAACAGAAGATGGGCAGAGAGCAGTAATGGTTCCTGCTGATGATGAAATGATTAAATTGTATACTGAGCATGAAGAAGGTTGTTGATGACCCCTACATCTGGCAAGTAGAAAATTCATTACCAGATGAATTTTGTGATAAACTGGTTAAGAGATTTGAGGAAGACCCAGAGAATAGAAAATACAAGGGAGTTGTTGGAAACGGAGTTCCTGACCCAGAAATAAAAGAAACTTTTGATTTACTTGTTGACCCATCTAGTGATATTTGGAAAGACGATGATGAGTTTCTTTGTAATAAACTCAATGACTGTATTAATGAATATGTTATTCGTATAAGAGAAATTATTCCTAATGTTGATTTCCATAACGGTATTGAGGAATTAAATGATTCTGGATATCATATCCAAAGGTATGAACCAAATAAAGGATTCTACGATTGGCATAATGACTTTTCATTTTCAGTGGGTAAAGGAAGCAGAATCTTGACATTTATTTGGTATTTGAATACAGTAGAGAAGGGTGGTGAAACTGAATTCACAAATGGATTGACTATTAAAGCAGAGAAAGGAAAACTAGTAATGTTTCCTGCTACTTGGACCTATACTCACAGAGGACGTATGCCATACTCTAGTGAAAAATATATCCTTACTGGATGGGTTTATAATGGTTGGTATACTAATGACCGTATGCTCGGTTAGCAATCTGGTGAATGCAGCAAACTCATAATTTGCCTAAGGAGAGTTCGATCCTCTCACCGAGCATAGTCTTGGGATGACTCTAAAAGCACCCTGGTCGGGATGGGTTCTTACGACCCCTCGGGTTTCTTGCTTTTCCATAAGAGCAAGTGGTGGAGCTAAGTGCTATCGAATATACCCCGCAGGATAAGGGTTAAGCCTGCTGGTGCGGACATCTGCAAAGGTTTCTTGTTTTTCCTTACGTCTAAAAGAACAAGTGGCGAGCCTGCATACTAACGGAGAGGGGGGTTTACAACGACCCTCTTTTTTAGTATGATATATACTATGGTTTATAATAAGTCTTTGATTTAACATGGGTCAATATGTAAAGAAGGCACTAGTTCTTGGTGCTGGTGGATTCATTGGAAGTCATATGGTCAAACGTCTTCGTTCCGAAGGATATTGGGTACGAGGTGTGGACCTTAAACGTCCTGAGTTCTCTCCTAGTGAGGCAAATGAATTTGTCCAGGGAGACCTACGTGATGTAGATTTTGTCAAACGTGTACTCCAATATAAGGGAGACCGTGGCAATTTCTATAATTCCGTTCCTTATAGGTACATCGGTGCCTTTGATGAAATCTATCAGTTTGCTGCTGACATGGGTGGTGCTGGTTTTGTCTTTACTGGTGAAAATGATGCTGACATTATGCATAACAGTGTTAGTATCAATCTGAATGTTCTTGAAGAGCAACGTAAATTTAATGAACAACTCGGTAAAAATACTACTAAAATTTTCTACTCTGGTTCTGCTTGCATGTATCCTGAGCATAACCAACTTGATCCCAATAATCCTGATTGTCGGGAGTCTTCTGCTTATCCCGCAAATCCAGACTCTGAGTACGGTTGGGAAAAGTTGTTTAGTGAACGTCTATATCTGGCTTACAATCGCAACCACGGGATTCCTGTACGTGTTGCTCGATATCATAACATCTTTGGACCCGAAGGTACGTGGCAAGGAGGAAGAGAAAAAGCTCCTGCTGCGATTTGTCGAAAGGTGGCTTATCTTCCGTCTGAGGGAGGTGCTATCGAAGTATGGGGAGACGGAGAACAAACAAGAAGTTTCCTCTTCATCGATGAGTGTATCGAAGCAACCAGAAGACTGATGGATTCTGAATTCCTTGGACCTGTGAACATTGGTTCTGAGGAGATGGTTACTATCAATCAACTTGTAGATACTGCTGCTAAGGTTGCAGGTAAAGAAGTTCACAAGATGCATATTGATGGACCTCTTGGTGTTCGTGGACGTAACTCTAACAATGATTTGATTCGTGAGAATCTTGGTTGGGATTATGAGCAAACCCTAGAAGAAGGAATTCGTAGAACATACGAATGGATTTGCAGTCAAATTGATATTATCGGAGAATAATTATGCCAAGTTGGAGAAATCCAAACCTTGACATCATCTTTAATGATTACACCTCTTTTGATTCTGAGAGTGTATCGGAAATGGATGTATATCAATTTGGAGTATTTCGTGGAGATTCTATGCGGGAGACTGCAAAGATTCTATTGAAACATAAACTAAGTCCTAGAAAGTATTGGGGTTATGATGTGTTTAGTGGTATGCCTAAAGAGACTGCTGAACCAATCTTTCAACCTTCCTGGGACCCTGACCAGATGCCTGATGAGTTCAATGTAATGTCATATGTTGAAGAGTTTAATACTCCTGAAGAATGTGCAGCAGGAATTGAGCCAACAGTACAATCTGTCTTTGATGCTAAAGGTTCTTCTACTAAAGTAGATATTGTTGCTGGTTTAGTAGAAGATACATTGTCAAAGCAAGACCTTAAACCTGCTTTCTATGTTGACTTTGACCTGGACATTTACTCTCCCACAAAGTATGCCTTCAAGTATATGATGGATAACAACTTGATAAAAGTTGGAACTATTGTAGGGTACGATGACTGGGGTGGAACTCCAGAGTTTGAATCTTTTAAGTATGGAGAGTCCAGAGCACATAAAGAAATTTGTGATGAGTATGGACTTGAAATGGAAATGGTTCTGCAAAATGGTAATCAGTTTCCACATGTTCAAACTGTTTGGGTAGTGACTGGGGGAGTTTGATGGAAAGTGTATTGGTTTATGTCGGTGCAAACGTTGGACATTCACTAGGTCAGATAGAAGGACACTTTGATAAAGTTTATGCCTTTGAACCAGACCCTGAAATGTTTGATAGTCTTTCTAAAAGATATTCAAACAATCCTAAATTCACTCTTGTGAATGCTGCTTGCTCACTAGAAGATGGAGAAGCAAATTTTTATATTACTGGTAATAGAGTTGCTAGTAGTCTTGGTGATGGTAACCAAGAATTTAAAGACTTCCATGGATATAATGCTCAAGTAATCAAAGAGATTACTGTTAAGACTATCAATCTTGCATCCTATCTTAAGAATGAAGGTGTTGATGTTATACACTTGTATTATTCTGATTGCCAAGGTAGTGATTTGAATGTCCTTACAACTCTAAAGGAATGGGTTGACGAAGGTAAGATTGGTGAGTTATTCTTGGAAACCCATGGTAATAAAAAGAATATATACCATGGACTTGAAAACAGACTTTCTGGTTTCAAGGAACTTCTATCTAAAAACTTTGACCTCGTTCATGCAAGTCTAGGTTGTCATCGAGGTAGAATTGTTACAGAGGAAAATATTCCACCCGACGACCCAGAGTTTGATTGCTATTGGAGATTGAAAGGTGAAGACCCTGGTGTGGGTGCATCATTAACAGCTTGAGGAAATTATGAAAGTTACAGTATTGGGTTCTAGTGGGCAAATTGGTGCCTATCTTACAGAGTACCTGCGTGAGAAAGGACACACTGTCCATGAGTTTGATGTTGTGAATGGTCGTCATCATGACGGTACTGTCATTCCTAATGCAGAACTACATCGAGTCATTTATGATACTGACTTTGTGTTCTTCCTTGCTTTTGATGTTGGTGGTTCTAGGTATCTGAAGAAGTATCAACATACCTTTAAGTTCATCGACAATAATACTCGTCTGATGACACAGGCATTTGGTCTGATTGAAAAGTATAAGAAACGGTTTGTGTTTGCTTCATCTCAGATGAGCAACATGTCATACTCTCCATACGGTGTAATGAAACGTGTGGGTGAACTCTATACCACATCACTGAAAGGACTGACAGTTAAGTTCTGGAATGTGTATGGCATTGAGAAAGACCATGATAAGGCACACGTCATCACCGATTTCATCCGTAAGGGATTTGAAGAGGGTGATTTTGAAATGATGACTGATGGTACTGAAGAACGTCAGTTTCTCTATGCTGAAGACTGCTGTGAAGCACTGGAGACGGTGATGAATTGCTACACTCAGTTCAAACCAGAAGACCCTCTTCACATTACTTCATTTAGAACAACGACCATTAAGGAAGTTGCTTCAATTATTCAAGGACTCTTCTCTCGTATTGGAAAGACTGTTCACATTACACCTGGACTTGCGAAAGATAGTGTTCAGTTAGATAAGAGAAACGAAGCAGACAATTACATCATGGATTGGTGGTTGCCTCAGACCAGTATTCAAGATGGTATTAAGGCAGTGTTTGATGATATGGCAAAGGAATATGACGTTCAAAATTAATCTATATTGTAACGACAGACTAGAACCATCATCCTCAGATAAGAATGAACAAAAGTTCACCGACTGGGCATATGATGGTTCTGGTGAGGTTGACTTCTATGTCAATCAAAGAGCACTAGAACCATTTGGTAAGGTCAATGAAAGACCAACATACATTTGGTTGCTAGAATCAAAACAAATCATTCAACCTTACTATGATTGGATTCTTGCAAACTACGACTTTGTTGCTTCCAGAGTGGACGGTATTATTAGTTGCGATAAAGAACTTTGTGCAAAGTATCCGAAGTTCATGTACTCGGTAACTAATGCTGCTCCTTGGGTAGTTGACCGTCAAATTTTTGAGAAGACCAAACTTGTCTCGATGATTTCTTCTAATAAGAGAATGATTCCAGGACACCTAAAGAGACTTGAGTTTGTCGAAAAATTCAAGGACCAAGTTGACTTGTATGGTCGTGGATTCCAAGAGATTGATTGTAAAGAAGATGGTCTGCGTGACTACATGTTCTCTATTGCTGTAGAGAATGCTGTGTATGATACTTACTTCACAGAGAAACTAACAGACTGTTTTGCTACTGGCACTATTCCAATCTTCTATGGATGTAGAGGTGTTACTGAATACTTCAATGAAGATGGTATTATCTTCCTGGATGATGACTTTGATGTATCTACATTGACTGAAGAACTTTATTATTCTAAAATGGATGCTATAAAGGATAACTATCAACGTTCACTGGAGTTTCCAGTAGCAGAAGATTATATCTACACTAATTACTTTAAATGATTTACAAATATTTTAGAGACAATAAAGTACAAGTAGAAGGTGCTATTCATGTGGGAGCACATCGTGGTGAAGAAATTTATGACTACGAAAAACTTGGTGCAAAGAGAGTGGTTTGGGTAGAACCAAACCCTGATGTATTTGAAGAGTTAGTTGTATTCCTTGAGAACGCAGAAACTACTGTGGAGTCTCAAGGATTTTGTGTTGCTGCTGGTGACGATGATAAAGAAGAGATTGACTTTCATATCTGCTATGGACCAGATGCTGGTTACATGGTAGGTAACAAAGGTTGTTCTTCTCTTTTGAAACCTGGTAGTGACCAAATGAAAGACTGGCACAGAAAAACCATCAAAGTAGAACTTGCCAGACTTGACACTCTACTTAAAGATAATGAACTCTCATTTGAAGACTATCAGATTCTTGATATGGATACTCAGGGAGCAGAACTGATGGTTCTCAAGGGTGCCGATGAGGTTCTAAAGAATGTTAAGTATGTAACTACAGAAGCAACTTGGAACAATCCAGACTATCAAGATGGTGTAATGTTCGATGAACTTACCAAGTATCTTAATGATAAAGGATTCAAGCATGTAGAAACATTCAAACACACCGAAGACTGGGGTGATGCACTGTTCGTGAAGGAGGACTGATGGCAATTTCATATAATCAACTGGGTTCTAATGGTCGTCTGGGTAACCAGATGTTCCAGTATGCAGGTCTTCGTGGGATTGCTGCTAATCATGGATTTGATTGGTTGATTCCACCACAAGATGCAGAGTCTACATGTAACTATGGTCTCTTTGATTGCTTTAGAATGCAGTCAGTTAAAGATGAGAATATTGGATTCGGACCATATCCTACACTCACTACAGGAACTTTTCATTTTGACAAAGAACTGTTTGATAATTGTCAAGACAATATTAATCTGAATGATTATTTTCAAACTGAAAAGTATTTCACTAATGTAGAAAAAGATATTAGACGTGACTTTTCATTTAAGGATGATATCTACACTGACTGTAAAGAAATCATTGATGATGTTGGTGACTGTATTTTCATTCATGTTCGCAGAGGAGACTACGTTGCTACTCCAGACCATCACCCATGCTTAACTGAAGAATATTATCTAGAAGGACTTTCTCATTTTGATGAAGACATCCCTGTTCTTGTTTTTTCAGATGACCTAGAATGGTGTAATCAACAAAAGTTTTTGGAAGGAGATAGGTTCTTGATTTCAGAAAATCATGTAACTTACTCTAATAAAATTAAACTTGGTGATGGTACAGTTCAGCATTCACTTGTTCCTTACTGGGATATGTGCTTGATGACTATGTGTAAAGGTGCTATAATTGCAAATAGTTCTATGTCATGGTGGGGAGCATGGCTACAGAATGGTGCTGGCAAAGTAGTAGCACCAAAGCAATGGTTAGGAAAAGCATATTCTAACTACAACATGTCTGACGTTACCCCAGAACGTTGGATAAAAATTTAATTAAGGAGACTAATGGCAGCATCATTAACAGTAGATGACTTGAATAAGTATTCGGAAGTTTTATCTGAATATGTTGAAGATATCAATGAGTATTCAACTATGGTTGAAACTGGTACTTCATGGGGTGGTAGTATCAAATCAGTTAATCAATATTTTGAAAAGATTTGGACTGTAGAAATCGCACCTAATCTTTATGAGATGGCAAAGGGTATCACCAATGCATTTCCTCATGTAACTCATGTTCTTGGGGACAGTCTTATTGAAACTCCTAAGTATCTCTTATCACTAACCGAAGAAGATAAAGTTTTCTTCTGGTTGGATGCACATTATTCTGGTAATGATACTTCAAAGAATCACTTGGATTGCCCAGTGATTGAAGAGTGTGTTCTTATTGATAAGAACTACAAAGCAGATACTGCAGTTATTGCTATTGATGATTATCGTTTGTTTGAAACAGTCGAGCATGGTGACTGGTCGTTTGTAAATGATGATGCAGTACGAAATTCATTTGAGAATTTTAATATTGTTTACATGAAAGAAGTCGATGACCGTCTTCTTCTCTATATTGAACGCAAAGGTGAGTGATGCTTAGTTTTAATAAACTTGGAAAGTCTGGTCGTCTGGGTAACCAGATGTTTCAATATGCAGCACTAAGAGGCATTGCTGCTAATCGTGGATTTGATTGGGTCATTCCTCCTCCAGAAGCAGGTGGTATTGGTGACTTTGGTGAAGAGAATAATTACTGCATGTTTGATACATTCAAAATGTCACATGCAACTAGAGAGCACCAAGCAATTGCTAATACTCAGAATTGGGCAGTATGGAAAGAGTTTCACTTTAATGAGCAGCTCTTCAATGAGTGTCCAGATAATGTGAACCTTGATGGATATTTTCAATCCGAAAAGTATTTCAAGAACATTGAAAAAGAAATCAGAGAAGATTTTACTTTTCAAGATGAAATCTTGAATCCATGCAAAGAGATGATTGATAGTCTTGGTGATGGTCGTAAGATTTTCTTACACATTCGTAGAGGTGACCCTAAACTTCAGTGGGCATATGTCAATCTTCAAAATGCACACCCACTACAAACTTGGGACTACTATGAAAAAGCACTTGCTGAATTTCCTGATGATATTCCTGTCATTGTATTCTCTGATGTTATTGAGTGGTGTCGTGAGCAAGAATTTTTCAAACCAGACCGATTCATCTTATCGGAAACAACTGATGAATTCTCAGATGGACAAAGAGTTCCATGGACTGACCTTTGTTTGATGAGTCTTTGTACTGATGCTATCATTGCTAACTCCTCATTCTCTTGGTGGGGTGCATGGTTGATGGAGAATAAAGATAAAAAAGTTATCGCACCTAAGAAGTGGTTTGGTCAACAGTTTGCTCACTATGACATGAGTAATCTAATTCCTGAAGGTTGGATTGAAATTATGGATGAGGGTTGATATGGATTTATCTTTTATTATTCCTATTAAGATTGAGTCCTTAGACCGTCTCAGAAACTGCATCACGATTCTTAGTTACCTTCGTAATGTAGTTCCTGATGCGGACATCTATATCAAGGAAGTAGATGAAAAGTCTAAGTTTACTCAGTATGTTCTTCCTGAAGTTCAGAAGAATGCTGATACTTCTAAAATCCATCATACGTTTCAGGAGAACCCAGACGATGCTCTATTCCACAGGACCAGATATATCAATGATTTGTTTCTGCAAACGAAGAGTAAAGTAGTTTGGCATTATGATATTGATGTTCTGT